TAAATCATTTCAATTATCTTTTTAATATTGCCCACTTCTAAATTAGCTACCTCAAGAGTATCATCAGCCTTACCTATTTCATTATATTTTGACTGTTCATAAGAAAATATATTATTCTCCAAAGCCGTCATATACAAGTCTTTAAAGCTATCTTTTAAACTGGTTTCTAATATAGGAACATACGCAGTAAGACCTTTTTTTCTTTTATCCAGAAATGAAAGTTTTACACTTCCTTGTTCCGAAGTATTAATTCTACTTAAAAGTAATCTCAGTTCTCCAATATTCATTAAATAATCCCACTTTCAAAAAATAATATCTGCTACTTAAATTAAACCAAAAGGAAGCCCGAAAAACAAGCGTTTTCCAAGACTTCCTATAGCAGATATAATCGTATGAGGATTATATGGAAATTATACCAAACGTCCGTTTGCATTTCAACAAAAATCCCTCCTACTTGATTCTGAGTAAGAGGGTTTTTAGATGCAGTTACAATTTTTTAATAATCTGGCTTACGATTCAAAACATTCGCTAAGCGGTTATAATAAGGTGAAGAGTCTGTCCAATTTGTTAGAACTGGAACATCTTTCCCCGTATTCGCTTTGTAAATTTGTTGAATCGCTTTTACTTCATCTTCATGACCAAGTGCATATGCATGGGTTCCATTGAACCACCGCATTGGTGTGTTTTTATTTGCTTGATAAAATACCCACATTAGTATTTCCTCTCTTTCATCTGTTATATTTTCATCAATAGGTTTTAAAAATAGATCCGCTTCAAGTTTTCTTCGAGTTATCAATCCTGGTATAGGAACCCCGTTACCATTAACGTATTTCTTCATCTCATTTGCAGCTGCTTGCCAATTTTTTGAATTAATATAAGTTAACAGTGTAGAACCCTGTAAAATATTCACACCCAGATTAAAATGAAAACTTGCTAGGGCATCAAACTGGTTTTGGTTCATCTCTACCGTAACGTATTTATAAATACCGGGTAAATGGTTGTCTATATCCTGTTTCAAAAAATTGTTTGCTTGTTCTGAAGTAATAGTCATTCCAGCATATACACCTTGTGTATGACCATATCCTATTGTCCAAACACCAACAGAATCTTGGTACGCAGTCAACCTTAATCCTTCGAAGCCTTTAATTAACTCAAAACCATTCTGAGATAGTTTCATATTTTCATTAGCCATACTTTCTCCTCCTCCTGACGATTTAGAAATCAGGTGTTCGATTCAAGACATTGGCCAAACGATTATGATAGGGAGTTGCATCAGTCCAATTTGTCAAAAAAGGAACATCTTTACCTGTGTTCGCTTTATAAATTTGCTGAATTGCTTTCATCTCATCGGCGTGACCGATAGCATATGCATGCTCTCCATTGAACCAACGAACTGGTACATTTTTGTTTGCTTGGTAAAATACCCACATTAACATTTCCTCGCTTTCTGTATCAGGCATATTTCCATCATTTGCATTATTCAATCTATAATATTCAGTTGGTGCTGGCCCCATTCGTCCATCTGCTACAGTTGATCGAATGTTATTATCATATGCATTGCAATGAATGATTGTACCGTTATCTAAAAAGACTCCCGTATGCCCATCATTTGCCCAATACTTTGATAGGAAAATGTCACCTCTGCGACATTCCGCTCGTGAAATTTTTTTTGCGATAGGCGGTAAAGTTGTATCGTGTAACGATCCGGTCCACCCCATACTTCCCGCTGGGATAAATCCACCAGCAATCAAAGCGAAATACACTGCGGAACTACAGTCATAACTATTAGGTCCCAAACGTCCATCTTGGCTGTAGTTTACTTTACCTTCTCGGTCTTTAAACCACTGAATCATATTATTTATACTGCCCAAATTTAAAGCCTCCTTTGGAAATATATTTCGTGCGTCCACGAGTTCGAAACATGTTCCCTATCTCCACTTATAGTATAAATCGAAGTATGAATCAAAAGAGGTCAAACCGATAACCATCCTAACCTCTTTGCAATTTCATTAATAAATTCAGCATCCCTTCTCTTTATAGTAGATTCGCTTAGAAAAGTTTCCGCAGATACAACCGCTATACATTTCTTAGAATGGCCGTTGTAATACTTCACGTAAAATATATCTCTAACATCAAGTGTTGAATCTTCTAAGACACTATTAACTACTCTCAAAAAGGATTTGTAAAATAAAATTTGATTCATTGTCCAACTTGGATTTTCTTCACCTAATGGGTACTCCATATAAGGATTTCTATCAGTTGCAATAATATCCGAGAACTCTTTAAACGTTTTTTCGATTTTTTTATATTGCCATAATATACTGCGAATGTGTGCCCTAGTTTCATTAGTCATGCTGACAACTCCTATCAATGGTTTGCAAATATATACAAAATAGTTCTAAGGTAATTTGTTAGTATTCAATGCTTTTTGCAATGCAGATACCACATTTGAAACTGGACTGATAATACCATCTTGCGTAGTACCCAATCGCTTTTGTAACGCTTTGATTGTAGCTTGACCCATTAATCCATCTTGAGAGACTCCTAACAATTTCTGCAAAGCACGTATTACATTAGATCCTCTCAGTGTTTGATCAAATTGTGCGGCATAAATATTTTGATTAAATTTCTGCTTATACTGATGACTGATGACACCGTCTTGTGTGGTCCCAAAATATTGCTGTAACCGTCTTGCAGTGGTTGGACCAAACTTGCCATCTACTGATAAGGTAATATAACTTGGCTTAGTAGCTGGCGTGCTTGGCTTTTCTGCTGAATTGTTGTTATTACTAGAATTCCCATTCGAGCCAAAGACTGCATCTTTAAATCGTTCTAATTCGCTTGGCTTTGCTACCCAAGGAGCCGGACAATTCTTGCCTGTTACGTCAAAGTGCCGCCAAATCTTTTCTCTTGTAATATTAGGATAGATAGCGATCAATTCTTTAACAGCCTTAACAGTGTTTTGGAAAGTTTTTTCAGTAATGTTTCCATTCTTATCCAAACACATTTCAACCCCAATCGTGGAGTAGTTAGCATTTCCTAAAATACTTCTAAGTGGATAGTACGGTTGGCCATTTACATATTTTTGGATATCATTCGCATGATATGCAACTTCATTCAGCGGAATAATGCAGATTGCTTCAATATCATCAACGAACAATTGAGCTGAAGCATATACACCGCTCAAATTATTAAAATACGTTTTATGGTTTCGGGCTGTGCCACCTTTGTTTGCAGTATAATGCATGATGATGCCTTTAATACCGCTGTTCCTGATACCTGGGCGAGAAAACTTGTTCATATTAATATACTCGTACTTAATAAAACTCATTTTAATCTTCCTTTCTAAAATAAAAAGAGCGGCTTATTCAGCCACTCCTTGATTGATAATCCGGGTAAATGTTTGATGCAACCCTGTAGACGCTAGCCCACTAACTGCACCATAAACAATAGATTCAACCGTTAGACCGTTCATTACAAGCCCTAATACTGCGCCTAGTACTCCGACGATCAATGGGATATAATCATTTACCTTATTAGTTAAAACTGGCGTATTCTTGATGATATAGCCAACAACCAAACATGCAATCACAATCACCGGCACAAAGTTTTCTGTTACTACTGATAAATCCATTTAAATTCCACCTTTCAAATTTCGTAATTCGTTCTCTGTATTTATTAGTTTCGTTGTCAATTCTTCGTTTTCATCCTCTAGTCTTTCAACTTCAGATTGATAAAATGCTATTTCTTTTTCGTACTTGGTTTTCATGATTTCAATTTGGTGTTCTAATCGATCGACTTTCGCTTCCAGTCCTTTATTCAGTTCTTCGTACTTCTGATAAAGCTGAGTTGCATTTTTGATATTCGTTTCAGCTAAATTCGTTTTATTCGTAGTCTTAGTAGCTGCATAGGTTATTAATCCAGTTACTAACGAAGGCAATATAACTATCCACATTTGCTCTGTCATATCTAACCCTCTTTCAGAGCGGTTCCAAACGCTAAAAGCGCCATCGCTAAAGAGAATATCCACACAGTATTTGCTGGAGGACTAATTAAGAATGAAATAGCAAAAACCATCCACAAAAATGATAAGGTTGTCAGTGAAAATCGTTTGAGAACTTTTTTGTTCAATACCACACCGAGCAACTTCATTAGTCCGAGAATAACGAATGTTAAACTGATTAATTTCTGATCAAACATCCCATCTATCAAACGATAAACTTTATAGCTCTGAAGAATATTTGGATACAACAGAAGTTGAACTCCATAGATTATAGACACTAGCGACAAAATCAAACTATCCCACTTTAAAGCCAACACTTTCCACATATGCCACCTGCTTTCTAAAAGGAAAAGGAGCAAGCTTACGCTTGCCCCTCAACTTCTTGTAATAAATCATCTTCAACTGTCCAAACCTTGTCTTGGAAATCTTCGACATCCTTGCGGCATTCTACGCGATTTTGTCGATACAAATCTTGATTCTCAATCTGTTGATTGATATTCGTATTGCCAGCTGAATCTGTCGTTACAGTTGCCGAAAAATAAATTACACGCTGACCGTTTATTCTCGAATCTCCAGTAATACTAATTGCTTTCTTTACTTCTAATACCATGATAGTTTCCTCCAATATTTTTTATTTAATAAGGACACTGATTACTCAGTATCCTTTTTTTCAAATTCATCAAGTAATCGATCATAGACTTCTGCATCTTTTCCTGATAGCATGCCATCGTAATCATCCAAGATTCGAGGAATTTCGTCAAAATTTCGGGCATACATACCACCTTCAATAACAACTTCTTCTTCCATGAGGATTGTTTGTTCCTTGTTAAATCCAGCTACATCTTTCGCATCCTGATCCTCGCCATCTTTTAGTTGCCCATTTTCATCCAATAAACTGAATTTTTCCATGAGTGCCTTTTCTTCATCTGACAATTCTTTGAACGCTTCTCTAATCCGCTTAACTAATTTTGTACGATGACGACTGTCCTTATTTGCTTTGAGAGTCATACCTTCTAAGAAATTGATTGCTGGCGCTAACTCGTTGTTCTTCAATGTGATTTTCATTTGAATTCCTCCATAAAATAAGAGCTAAAAGCTATGCAGCCTCTAACTCTTTTACTTTTATTTTTAATTGATCGACTTCATTTTTTAGAGATTGAATTTCTCGCTCGTGATTGCTTAGGATGACATTTTGATACATAGTTAAACGATCATAAGCTAAACCTTCAACTTGACCAGAAGAGCCATACAAAACAACTTCTTTTAATCCTTTTAAATCAAAATCATCAGCCACGAACCCATAATACCTTTGTGCTTTGCCACCACGAGCAATTTCAGCTTTGTCGTACCAAGAAGAAGGCAAAATAGACAAAAATCGTTTTGCTTTAGAAATTACTTCGTCAGCAACTTGAATATCTTCTTTATACTTTCTTGCTGATGTTGACCGGCCTATCGTTCCAGCACTTGTTATAAACATATTTGATGCACTAGAGTATGTTCGATTATAAATGGCCATACTCCAAATTCTTGGCGTACTATCCATTCCTAGTGTTACACCTGCAGGTGCGTTGGAATAATAACTATCCCCTCCATTGTTTAACTCCAATCGATCAGTTTTCAAGGTCATGTTCGCGCCTGAGGTAACGTTTAAATTAATAGTAGTAGTCGTGGCAATTTTGGTATTGTTATATCTTGCTTCAATAGGCGTATATAGTGTTCCTGCTTGATTATGTTTTATACGAACTCCGTATTCTCCTTCTATTGATAAATAGTTATTCCCATCAAGTTGCATGACGTAGGTGTCTTTATTACCTGTGACGATTCTTCTTGCTTCAACGGTATTCGTACTAACAAATCTAAGTTTTGCGTTCACTGTGTTGTTGAAGTTTACTACAGCGTCGACATTTCCCACACCATACATCTTCCACTCCATATTCGTTCGTGAAGACGTATCTGGAATTTGAAAGATTGGCATAGAAGTTGTATCAGTTGCTGATCCGGTATTTATTGAAAATACCTCTCCTGGCATCTGTACAATGGCTAATCCCACAGGTTCTTTCGAAACATAAATAGGCTGAATTCTGGCTAATTCGTTTGTGCTTCTTCTAAAGTAGATGCTTCCTTTTAGAAGTTCCATACTATATTCGCCGGAATCTGACTGAGTTATTTTCCCACCAGTCAAATCAATTGCATTTAAAGTGCCCGACACAATACTATTCGCATTCAAGTTGATGATGTTCACATTCGCTGCATTTAGCGTTCCGGTGGTAATCTTGGTTGCTGATAGACTACCGATTTTAGCATCAGTGATCGCTGCATCTGCAATCTGTGCAGTGCTAACAGCGAGATTTGCTATCTGCGCTCTTCCGATAACCCCATTTTCAATATAAGTTTGACCAGTAATTTGGACTTTGTTACCTGCAATCAAAATGCCTTCTGTGGAGATATTGATTTGACTGACCACATTAGATGTATCAGCTATTTTCACCCACGCAGTCCACGCCGAAGCTCCGTTTGAAAGACGTTTATATAATCCGTCTGTGCCTTTGGCTGTTTGCGTAATAACTCCGCCACTGGCATCTGACCATTGGACATCTGTTTCAAGACTACTATAAGTACCTGCGGTAGACGGTAAACCAATCACAGAACTTGTTTTAAATTCTCGAACAACCTGTTTCTTGTACGTGGCCCAATACCACGATGGCAGCTGATTCGTACTTCTTGTATCTAAAATCGTCTTATCTGCAAGGATTCCGGCTGTAACAGCTGAGTTCATTTGTGACTGTGTAACACGTAAATTGATGTCTGTTGCCATCTGAGTTATCTGGGAAGATGTAACGTCGGTATTTGCTTCATAAATGTACAACTCTCTAAATCTTACAGCTTTACCAGCTTCAACCCATATACTAAACGCGGTGTATGTTGTGGATTTTATTGTGCCTTGAATCCATTTAGCAACTGCTGCATCTGGAGAAACTTTCATATTTTCTCCGCCACTTGTACCGATTTCTACTGTTCCTCCAGCTGTTCCTGTGTTCATATAAGCTTTCACATTGTAGGTTTTACCCACAGTCAACGCTATCGGAGCTACTCCCCAATAAACCCTTTGTCTAGTGGTTCCAGCATTCTGAATGACAATACCGTTTGAATCATAAGAAACTGTTATTCCTGTACCCTCTAGGGTCGGTTTTGGGTTCTGTAATATAAACTTTGTATCTGGGAAAAAGTTTACAAGATCTGAAATATTTTCCTGCACCTCAGTAACAGTTTGCCTGATTCCGCTGGCTGTAGCTTCAACTTGTGTAGCTTTAGTCAAAGCAGAATTAGCGGTTGTCTCAACGCTTGAAATAGTTGTTTTCAGGCCATTCGTAGTTGTTTCGACTTGCGTTGCTTTAGTAAGGGCTGAATCGGCGGTGTTCTTGACACTAGCTACTGTTTGAATAGTGCCGTTTACCGTCGACTCGATTTGATTGAGTTTTGAAGACTCCGCCTTATCCTCAGGTGCTGGCGACCAATCGGTAGGTATATTACCAACTTCAAACTTTAAGTTTCTAACAGTTGGAGTTCTTCCTGTATTATATGTTCCATAAAATGCTAACAAAGCTCTTGTTTCAGTAGATGATTGAAGTTTTGGTTTAAATGTATATGAATATCGAACAAATTCGGTTGTTGCTTGAATCGTCTTAGTACCGATATTGTATCTTGTTCCACTACCATTCTGACTATATACATTAACAGGTCCTGCAATCTTAGACTTCAACTCAAATGAAATTGTATAATATTGATCTACACCAAATTTATCAATAATTGGAGCCATATCCCAAGTCTGTCTATTTAGGAACTCACTACTAGTAGCTGCTGAATTTGTTGCTTCTTCATCTGAATTAAGAAAGTAATTCCTGCCGCCCACATTAAAATCATTTTGCCATTCTTCCACACTAGTCAATGTCTGCTTAACACCGTCAACGGTTGATTCCAAAACGTTCGCTTTACTCAAGGCGTTGTTCGCTGTCGTCGTCACAGTTGCTATTGTTTGTTTTTGGCCATCGACTGTTACTACCAATTCATTCAGTTTCTTCGTTGTACTTGTGGCAGTCGATTCAACATCTGTGATTCTTCCAGTTAATCCAGTGACTGAGGTTTCAAGCGTTGCTGTTCTACTTTCGACAGCATTCGCCTTATTATAGGCTTCGTTAGCTTTACTACTAATAGAATTAACTGTCCCATTGATCGTAGTAACATCAGAAACAAGCCCATTGACATCAATCTGGATTTTATCGGCTTTAGCCTGTGCAGACTGTGCATCAGCTTTTGCTTGATCAGCGGCTTCTTGAGCATTTTCTCCAGCTTGTTTTGCCTGTTCGATTTCTTTCACCAAATCAGGATCTGTTGCAGTGGATACTTTAAACACCCAATCCAATTCTCCAGAACTATTTTTCTCATATACCCAAATTTCAGTATCTACACCACTTGGCTTAAACCAAATATCGCCTTCTTTTGGATCTATAGGCTCTGTTTGATCGTAGTAATTGCTGTTCCATTTATTGGCACTTAGACGAGATTCAACATAATCCACTCGTTGATTTAAAGGACCACGGTATCTATAAGTTGCCTGTGAACTTGAATTGGTATTTGCTTTTGATTCTGAAGACATTCCACCATTAAAGGTGATATTGTACGACAGATTAGGGACAGAATATCTGGTACCGTCTTTATCAACAATATAGATCCAGTCTCCTGCTTCCAAAATGGGACTTCCACGCCACTTCAATTCGTAAGGAAAATAATTAAGTGTCTTGACTAGTTCCCACATTTGGTTCAAATGTGTTTGAGTCATCACTTTATTCTCAAGCTCAACTTGTGATCCATTGGTAGAACCAACGCGAATGACATCCGTTTCTTCTTCACCAGTTTTTACCGTGATGCCACCAATTCGATAACTGTTCTCATTTTTGGTAAATCCCTTTAACATATATGAGTCTGGAGTGATTTCAAAGTTTGTGGGTGCTAGTCTTTTTATTGTTAATTCACCCTTGCGGTTAAAACTTGCAAAACCACCTTCAAACTGAGCAATCAAACCGATTGCTTGGCGAAATGTATATCCTACAGGTTTCTGAACCCACTCAGTTCCAAGCGAGGCAAAGGATGCTTGATCGATTTCAACACCTGCTAAATTGGCTATTTCTAACGCAACTTCCCGATATGGCTTAGGATAGGTTAATTTTGATTCATATATTCCTTCCATGTAAATCATTTTGTCATTTGCAGTAATCGTAGTCTTATTACTGTTTCTATCACGCTCAAAGTCCGTTATAAAAAAATTACCTAATTTAGTGAACTGATATTCACCATTAATTAAAATCCCCAACTCTGGTTCAATTTCTAAATCTTCTTTCACTGCTTCTATAATTGTCGGAAAAACTATCTGAACTGAATTCAGGGGGGTTGAGCCAATTTGGAAAACTTCACCCGAAATACTGCCAGAATCAAAAGAGAGTGAGGTAATATCCTCACTCCCATACGTAACGTCATTCATTTTTACTCTAATAGATAGCTGTCTTGAGGGACTTAACCAAGCTGCTATTACGTCATCTGTTGTGACTAACAAAATTACCTCACCTACCTTTCAATAAAACTCATCGTTAGCCCTTCCCATTTGGGCAATTTGTCATGCCAGGAATATGCTGGAGCTGATCGATCGCCGACATAGAATGTTTTCGTAATAATGCCGCCTTCCATCGGATCGGGATAAGTGACTTCAAAAAAAGGAGACATCACCGCTTTTAAAATTGGTGAAATCTCCGCATCCGTTAAGGCACCCCATTCAAGGTCCATTTTTCGTTTTGTAGTGATATAATCACGAGTCATATCGCCTTTCGCATTACGACCAGAATCACCATCAACTGCTTGTATGCCTGCAGTAAACTTTTTAGGAGTCTTGATCGTAACTCCATTAATTTTTAAATATCCAGCCATCAGATCAATCCTCCTAAATGTTTAATTCTGTATAACCAAGCTGCTGATGGTATTTGTTGATTTCTTTTACTGCAATACGACCGAATTCTTTACCGCCAATATTAATGACAATATCTCCATTTGGTGCTTGTGTTGGTGTTGCACCCATTGCGGAAATGGCATTCATCAATGTTGTTACCATAGATGAAGTGAAGTCTTTCATGCCGCCACCTTCATAATTCATTTGGTTATTGTTACTAAACGTACTATTTGACGGTGTGAATGTTGGTGTTTGGAACATTTCTGGCAACATTATGCTTGAGTTGAACATATCAAGCCCAAGATACTCAACAGCTTGTTGAATCAATTCAGCAGCACGTTGCGGTTTTTCAAGTGGAATGACCATCTCTTTCTTATTGCCTTCTCCCATACGATATAAACCGTCTTGAGTAACTAGTCCGCCATTCTCATAGCCCACACCTCTGTACGCTGACGCAAGCGACCCGTAACGACTGAGTGCATATCTCATAGAAGCCAAAATATTCGACATAGGATCCCAAATATTCTTGTTGTACGGGCTTCTTGCATAAGCTCTAAATGTTGGATCAATGACCTGCATCAATCCTTTAGAAGGGGTTCCGTTCTTAGCGTTGATATCCCAATTATTGATGGCGTTAGGGTTACCATTTGATTCAGTCTTCATTTGGTAAAGCGTGCGATTTGCATTGGCTAGTGAGTAAATGCCTAGTTTGTTCAATGCGCTATTGACAGTCGATCGCCATCTTTCTACTGATGAACCATACTGACCAGCAACTGCTGCACCTCCAGATGCACCAAACGAAGCATTCTTGTCTATATCGCTTGCTCCGAGTGAGCCGTTGATATGCAAATGATCGTAGTGGTCATTCTGCGGCCATCTTACCCAACTTCCGCTCGATCCAGTACCAGACATTCCTTTTCGGTCTCGAACTTTACCTTGAGTGATTACGTAAGCTACTTTTGAAGCAAAGTTATCAAACACCCAGTTTGCTGGAGCAAAGTATTTCGAAGATCCGTTCATACTTGCTGGATACGCAACGTCAATTGCTTGATGCTTTCCGTGGGAATGTGGATCACCTGGTCTAAACCCAGAAGTGATTCTCATACCAGGATATCGATCGACGGTTTTTCTTGCGATATCATATAGGTATTTGTATACACCCCAACTCCCCATTGATCCATCAAACGAACTATTTTGTGCTTCATATCCTGCATCGAACTTCGATTTAAACCATTCATAAGAACCTTCTGCGATCGTACCAACGGAACCTTTCGCCATTGATAGAGCCGGTTCAACTGCACCTTTCAAGTTAACGAATTTAGAAATTGCTGAATTCAAAAGTTTCTTAGGATTTGATGCATACGACCAAATATCCGATGCAATTTCTTTTGCGCCATCCCATTTCTCTTTTAACCATTCGCCTATACCATTTGCATAGGCTGGTACACCATACATTGCAGCAGTCTTTGGACCACTTAAGACGGATGTTCCTTTTGGAAGGTTAACCATCAGATTTCTTTGCGCCGGAAAGATACCAGTACGTCCATCAGGTGTCCGGTAAGCTTCTTGATAATTAGATCCTAACCCATCATTTACTAAAGCAGGTCCGCCCGGATGATAGCCGGTACCTTTAGCATAAGTAGGAATGGTCCATTTCTTCAGAGCGCTGTCTCCTGCTCCGACTTTACTTAGTACCCAGTTGATACCGCTGATGACTCCATTGACACCTTTTCCGATAACTCCGACCATACCATTGAAAATTTTACCTGCTCCTTCTTTAACTTTCTTAGCGCCATTGCCAAGACCTTTCCCTATTTTTTCTCCTAGTTCATTAGCCCAACCGGTAATCTTTCCGAAAGCTTCAGAAGCGTTTGTTTTCATAGTATCAAATGAGCTTCCCATGCTCGTTTTTAAATTACTAAATGCAGTACTTGCTTTTTCTTTAGCTGAATTAGCCGAAGTTGAAACCTTATCACGAATTTCATTCCATTTATCAACTGTATTATTTTTGACATTATTCCATCGATCAGAAACGTTATTCCGAAGTTCTTGTAATCGCTTTGACGCATTATCTTTTGCTGTTCTTGCTTTGTTTGATACATCTGTGGAAAAAGTATCCCAAGTTTCCTTTGTATTCTTTTTGATGTCACTCCATCGACCGCTAACATTATTCCAGATACCAGAAGCTTTCTCAGTAACTGTTTTCTTAGCATTATTCCAAGTGTCACTGGTCCATTTTTGGACATTACCCCAAGTATCTGAAACAGTCTTCATTATTTTGCCAAAGCGATCATCGATAACATCTTTAAGTTCACCAATCGCTTTTTTAGGATTCTTGACTGCGTTAGCAACTTTTTCTAACACACCAGCAAGAAATTCTAACCCTTTTGTCAAAAGTTCAATTTGCCCAATAATCAGGAATTTAGCCACTTGAGTAAGAGGAACAATAACGACGTCCCAGAACCATTTAAAGATTGGTTTGAAAATCTCAATCACTTGGTTCAAGACCTTCAATGCTGCTGAGAACATATCAAAATACTTAGGCACATAGTCTTCAATGAAAAAGCTTGCCAAAGGTAGTAGAACGTTTTTATACAACCACTCAAGTCCATCGCCAACATTTTTCAGGATAGGACGAATCGATTTGAATAATCCATCTATCGCTTTAAGTAATGGCGTGAAATCAAGGTTTTTTGCCCATTCTTCTGTGGCTTTGGTCATACTGTTGATATTACCTAACAAATCATCTACTGCATCGAGTATCGTTCCGAAGATTGATTCTCCAACTCTTCCTTCTTTCCACGCCTTTTTAAGTTGCTCAGCAATGTTGCCGATCGTATTGAAGATATTCGTATAGATTTCAAGAATATTGGCAGCTATACTTTCTCCACGACCATCGTTCCAGGCGTTTCGAAAAGCAACAGCAATTTCATGAAGTAATTCAAGAATTCGATTCCACATATCAAAGAACGATTGAATCAGCCTTGTTCCTCGCCCATCATCTTCCCATGCACGTCTGAACGCACCAGCAATATCACCAATTATGCCAAGTACATCTGCTAATAAAATCAGGATATTCTCAATGAATAATTGACCCGTTCCGTTTGTCCAAACTTCCATAAATGACTTGCCGATAGCAGAAGCCAAACCCATTACCTCACCTAATGCATACTTCCAAGCATCGATCACTCGTTGTCCTTGATTTTTCCATGCATCTTGGAAAGGCTTGAAGAAATCCTTCAATAATTTTTGGATGTTTTTCATCCATTTAGGCGTTGAATAAGTGCCTGTCGCTGAACCAAAATCAATGCCAGGAGTTGTGGAATCTTCCTTCTTTTCATCATCCGTATCCATCGTTAGCTTGTTGATTTGGTCAAATCCCATGAGAGATTTTTGTAGTTTTTTCACTTTCTCATTGGCTTTATTTGCAGAAGACCCAGTATCGTTTAGCGCTTGGATATTGTCATACAATCCACTAGCGCCTTGTTTTGCTGCATCATAGGTTGTCCCGAATAACATTGCAATAAATGAGGCAAGCTGCCCCGTGAGTTGGGCTACTGTGCTCATTAGCGCATTCAACGCTGGTAAGATTGCCGTGTATATTGGATAGAATGCCGTCATAAGATTGACTTTAATCTGATTCAACGAGGCGCTGAATTGATCGTTCGTTTTCAACGCTGACATCATACCGCTAGCTAGTTTGGTAATTGCGCCACCTAACAGCTGATAAACAACCAATGAAGGTAACAGATATTTCATTGACTGACCAAAAGCATTCGTGCTTCCTGTCATTCGATTTGTTCCAGCTGTAACTTTGTTGGAATTACTAGAAAATAGACTTCCGAACTTTCCAATAAATCCAAGAGAGTTCCTTAAGCCATTTCCGACGCTCCCGAATCCGTGTGAAACAGCATTGGACATGCGGTTGAATACACCGCCATATTTAGAAACAGCCCGCTCAGATTGCTTCAGTCCTGTGCCTGTCATACTAGCGCCGCTAGAAGCGTTGCCCGTTTGAATGGATGATTGTCCCAAAGCAGAGTTAACTCGTTGCAGAGCCTTTCTCAACGCATCTGCTCTGTCTTCTGTTTGTGCGTATTCCTTTTGCAAACGATCATTGTCACTTATAAGCTTATTCATCTTGATTGATTGTTTTTGAATCTCTCCAGACGTTTTCAGTGATTGAGGAGTATCTTCATAATTCTTGAATCCAGATGTAAAGCTGCCAGTTGGCACACGTTGATCGTTGTACTCCGCCTTCAACGTCCGAATTCGTTTTCGCATCGCTTCAATTTGGGCTTCGTTTTGGCTCATGCCTTTTGTTATACTTTCCAAGGAAGACGGTACAGCATCTAATTCACGCTTGATTGTATTACCCATGCCTTTTGCCTGATCTTGAAATTTTGTCATCTGAGCTTGCGCTCGAGCGATTTGTTCATCGTATTTAACGACTTTCCCTGTATCTCCTTGACTGGATGCCGTTTGCCTTTGCGATTTCAGATAAGCAACCTTTTCTTGTGCTGCTTTCGCTTGTCCCATTTTAGCGTTGATCTCATTCACCATCGCATCTATTTCCTTGGTAACCTTCGGACGTGCTTTGCGCACCCCGGTTGCGAAGTTGTCGCCAGCAGCTTCAGACGATTGCTTTGTCGATCGCTCGAAGTTTGCTAATGTCTTTTCAAATGCTTGATTCATTTTTTCTAGTTGTTTCGTGAAATTGCTAGCGCCTTTTTCAATATCCATATTTTTTTCTGTGCGATCCATTGAGTTACCGGACATTTGTTGGATTCGACTCATTGCACCCTCAATTTTTGGCAATACACTCTCTAGGGATTGCTCAACTCGAGCAGTATTGATATCTAACAAGACTTCAAGTGTTTCTAATTCCATGCTTTCTCACCTACCTTTCTTCTATGAGTTTTCTTCTTTCTCTTGTTGCTTTGATAGCCTGCGCTTGGGCCAAGAACATTTCTTGCTCACGCTGCATAGCTTCTTGCTTTGTTTCTTCCTCCGTTTTCGCTTCTTCAACGGCTTGTTCAATTTGTTTGAGAAATGGATAAGCATCTTCAAATTTTGGAAACTTCTTCGGATCATTGAATGCAAAAACGGCTAACCTTTGCTGAGAATAGTCGAATAATGCTTTTTCTTTTAACTCATCCTCCTTGATTTTCTTGTTGGCTTGAACTTGTATCATAATTTCCTCAAGCGTCATTCCCCAGTAGTCAGTGGCAGGGATTCCTGATTCGACCGCTTGTGGGTACATGAATTCAAGCATTTCGGATAGATTATCGAAGTTTTTTATAGAAGACTGTCTTCGCTGTTCGTCTGATCCAAAGATTCCCCATCGGTCGCTTCGTTCGCCGTTTCTTTCTTTCCGAAAAAACCCGCTTCATCCAAGAAGTCATTGATTTCACCAAATAGATCCATGGTTGTTTTGCCTGATTCAATATATTGTTCAAAAGCTTCGATAATTGCTTTTTCAGTAACACCGCTCGTTTTATTTGCTCCTTGCAAAACAATCAGCAAGCTATTTGCTGGCGGCAGTTTAATTTCACCTTGTTTTTTAACGAACAGGCCCATGATTCCTTCATCTAGTTTCTTTTCGATTGCAATAATTGCTTTACCATCTAACCGAAGTTGTAGGTTTAAGTTACCTAATTCAAATGGTGTTGTGTGCGGAAATTGTGCGATATTGTTTTTTGACATAATTGTTTTCCTCCTAATATAAGAAGGCTAGTCTTTCGACTAACCTTCTTGTGGTTCAGTTAATGTTAAAACGTGTGTATCTTTTTTACTTCCTGAGTTCGTCGTAACTGTTGTTGTATACGTTCCGGCTGGCACGCTTGCTGTCCAAGTTATATTGCCAGTATTCGATACACCTAAACCTGCGGTTGCTGGTGCAATGGTGTATACGACTGTCGTATTGGTAGCATTGCTTGGTGCTACAGTTGCCGAAAGTTGGCGATTTGATGCAGTCCCCGCAACTGCGGTAGATGTCTTAGGTGACAAAGAAACCGACTCGGGGTTAATTACTTTGCTGGAGCTGGTGTGATATCTGGACCGTCACTTACAACGATACCTAAGTTAAACCCAATCGCTTGGTTAACTTCAGCTCCATCAAATTTGTAGTAAGGCTCGCCAGTGAATTCAGCTTTCAATCCGTCTGGATATGTGATCGTCCAAGCCACAGATTTGCCAGTTTCAACCAATGCATGGACATCTCGGAAGTTGTCCCCTTGATAAACGATCGCAAATTCAAAGTTATCTACATCTTCGATACCTTTGATATAAGCTTTCTTTTCTGATCCCAAGTGTGTAACATCAACTTTTTCTGGGTCACTGCCCAATGCCGGGATAGATTTAACTGCTGCTACAGTTTTAGTTGTTGCACCATCTTTGTAGGTTAAGACGGTACCTTTTGATAATAGTCCTGCAAAATCCATGTGTAATTCCTCCTATTTTTTGTAAACATATTTCGTAACATTATCAACTACAGCTGTTACTTCAACGATGATTCGCTTTAGATCAGCCGTGTTAGCATCTTTAGCGGTACCAGAAAAACCAATACTACCGAATGTGCTTAAAACACTTTCAGCAATACTGGTCTGGCTTTTGTCTCCGTATAATTCAACTGTGATTGTCCAATCTGTTTGTAACTCATTACCCAACGAATCAATCTGATGTGGTTTATTGGCTGTCCTATAAATAGCCAATGGGAATGTATTCCAAGTTGAAGGATAGTCCGTGGCAATCTTTTTGATGTCAGTGACGGCTTGTAATACTTCAACAGTGACTGTCTTCATATTCACTCGTTCCATCACTTCAACTCCCTTAACTTCCGTTGTACATGCTCTTTGTAGATTTCTGGTGCTTCACCGATCAAATCTACTAAAGAAGGATACAAGAACGGTCGTGCTGGCTGTCCTTTGGTAATGTAGAAGTCTGTACCTTGAACAGTCACACGAGGAATACCGTATATAGCTTCCAAATCCACAGCAACATCTTTTGCTGGGATAAACCATGCTGTTTGCGAGTAAACTGGTGTAAATCCTTCTGGTAAGTCTTTTTGACTAGCTTCACCGACAGGACCAGTACCAACTTCACGAAATAGCGCTTCTTGCTTGTCGGACCAGACACGCCCTACAATTTGGTTTTGTGCGTTGATCACGACTTCGTTCTTCAAACTACCCAATAATTCTCCACTTGAATATTTCATGCTAGATGATAACCGCAATTCGGCAGCTTGTTTGATCAACTCGGTGATTTCAAAAGTCGCATCCCACATCGCATCATCTAAAATTTGAGGCAGTGCTTTGGCTTTTCGATGTAAGCTTTCCAGTCCTTTGATTTCAACTCCCACGATTATCATTCCTTTCTAGCATAATGTTCTTGTGTGTCGAAAATGTCTGGATAGATTTGATTGTGAAGTCTGGTTCCTCGTCTTTGCCAACATATACACAAACACCATCTAGTTCGTTTTGCGCCTCGTTAATCGTATCGCCTTGATATTTGCAAGCTTTCATTGTTTCAAGCTTGCTACCGTAGATCTGAGCGTTTACCGTACCGCTTGCAGCTTGTACATTCATACGCAACTCAATCGGATCAAACGGGTATGTGATTATTTCTTCTGCTTCTTCGTCATGAGTGACTTTTCGTTTTTTTAGGTAGACAGTTTGTAAATCGCGTTCCCTAAGTCTCATCTGAACGACCTCACTTTTGCCACTCTATAGCGATTGAGTTTTGATTGAATCTTTGCAGGAATACCAATTTCGAACGATTGAGATACACCGCCCTCAGTACGAGCTGTCTCCCCTTCGTTGCCTTCAGTATTTCTGCGAAAGATATACAAATCTTTAACAGAAGACGGCATATTGCCCACAAGCACATCACGATTGCAATAATCCAAGGCATCATACATCGCATCTTTGATATCATCTTTCAATACCTCAACAGCCGTTGGATCCATAATAGAAAACTTACGCCCTAGTTCGACAGCAAGCTTATCTAGGACGATTTGATTTTGTTCATTCATAAGCTATCACTCCTTACAAAGTTACTTGATTGTCATTCATCAGCTGAATCAATGCATCACGATCAGCCTCTTCAGGAATTTCAACCTTTGCAGCTTCAAGTGCCTTACGTAAAGTTGCTTCTTTAACGCCTTTGAACGGCACATTTTCGATTTCTTCGATTTTATCAAACAAATCATCATTCATATGATCGCCTTCGATGATTAATTCTTCACCTGAACCATAACGTTTCCCCGCATAGAATACGGGGATATCTTTTACTTTGACTTTAAACATATTTTTTCCTCCTATGCGATTGGTTGTGCTTGGAACACTTCATCAGCAGCTGCAAATGAAGGCAATGCAGTTGCAACAGCTTTCGTCCAAGTTCCGACAGGATCACGCGTTTCATCGTAAACAGATGCCAATACGTTGCTGACAAGCGTAGTATCAACCGCTGGATCCCGAGTCAAACGAGTTTCTTCTGCAGTAGGTCCATATAGCGTTTCACCTAACAACTCATCATTAAACATAGCAAATTTGTTTTCAGGGAAATATTTCTTTGTTGTATACGTTCCGTCAGCTTGCTGTACTTTGTATTTCTCGTCATAAGTACGAATTACTGGATAGCTATGAGTTTCCATGAATGCATCCAAGTCAGCTTGTGAAACTACACGCCCAGAATCTTTACCGAAGATTGCAGCAATGATTTTAGGATGGGTAGCAAGCGCACGATAGATTTTCCGAGAAGTGAGCGCACGAGTTGGCTTAGTATCCAATGCATCAATCCAACGTTCGATATCAGCCAATGGATCAGAATTTTCGTTCGTCCAAACGTTCGTACCGGTCAAGGCTTCTTTGTGTTCAGTAGGAACATGGTAATCAAGCGTGAAGTTCAATCCGTTTTCTTTAACAGTCACTTGACCAGAGGCTAATACTTCCATACGCATAGCTTCCACACGAGCACGTACACCTTGCACTAATGAATCGATATCATTGTAGACTTGACCTACTAGATATGCTTGTTCTGCAGGCGTGCGTGGATTTTCCAATGCAATAATGTCGGTTTCTTTCAATTGGATTTTGCGTTTGATCAAGCTCAGTTCCAACTCTTGCTTGTTAGCAATACGGCTTCCGATTTCCGCCTCAGTATCGAAGTCGTGGATAGATGCTGCGATAGGGATGCGGCTACCACCGCTTAATTGATCCAATTTCAAAGACGGTTGTTTGCGCTCTGGGAAGAGTGTTTCACCTAGTAAAGGTTTATATTCGCGATCACGAACATAGCTTAAAACTTCATTTTGTGTAAATAATTCCATAATTGTTGGCATGTTTGTTTCCTCCTGCTTTCTTTTATTCTCCGCCGCCAGCGGCTAATTTTTGGTTTTTTGTTAGCATCTAAGAAAGTGATATTCTTCAATGCAGTGATTGCAGCATCCGTGGGTGCTTCTGGCAAACGTTCAGCCAATACATAACCACCTACAAGAATTGCTACTGGTTGCGAACCTGTTTCGGCATCTACAGTTACTGAATTGAATACAATACCTAAAGCTGTACCGTCATTAGCTGGATAAATTTCACCAGCTTTAAAAGATTTGTCAGCTTGGTAGGTAAAGTTTTGGAACGTTGCGCTAGCTAAGAAGTTTAATTGCTCAGCTGTTTTGATTGGTTTTACATACATTTGTATTTCCTCCTATTTTTTATTTCCAAAAGTTATCATTGTCTGCTTTTGTACGACTGTTTGCATTTTTGGCATATTGACTACCGATTGATTCTGCTTCTGAACCGCCACCATTACCTGCTGGGTTATCAGCTGATCCGGCAAGACGAATGTTAACTGCTTGCTCAACTGCTTCACGGAATGCTTTAGATACATTGCCATATGCTTCATCCAAATTCTTTTCATCACCGCCGAACAATGGTGCCAAAACAGTTGATAGCGAATCAGGCAGTTTATCAGTAGAAAGGCGTTTGATTACACCCGCTTCGTCTTTATCACGCTTCAGAGCCACACGATCGGCTTCTAATTGATCACGCTCTTGTTGCAACTCGTATTGAGCTTTTTCTTCGGCAGACATTTGACCTTTTTTCTCAGCATCTTTGATCTTTTTATCTGCTTCTTCTTGCCATTTAGCCTGTGCCGTTTCAATGGCTTTAGAAATACGTTTGTCCACTACAGAATCGAATTCAGATTGACTGGAAAAAGAAACTGGCTTGCTTTCCCCATCACCCGAATCACCATCTTGACCGCCGTCTGCACCGTCACCCTCGCCACCATCAGCAAAGAACTGCAGTTTCATCTTCATCAACCGATTGCTACATATCTGTCCTACAAATTGGTTCATTAACAATTTATTTTCTTTCATATTTTTCTCCTTTACCCATGCACACTCAAAACAGTCATAACAAAAAGCACCCCATCCACGCTTTCGCCCAGACACAGTGCTTTACCTTTGATATTCTATTTTGAACCCACACACGTTATTAGATTTTACTTAGCTTTTATTGCCATCAAAGTTTGGGCATAAAAATAGCACCTAATCAAATAAACGATTGGGTGCTATTACTTCTCAATTATTGACTCTATTTCGTGTTCAAAGAAAGCAACAGATCGATCTTTTAGCTTTCCAGATTGCGGCCTAATAACCAAATATTCTCCTTCATCGTCATTATCTTCACTAGTAGTATAGTCAATTATTCTACCTGACAATATAACACCATCCAAAAACGTTACTCGGACTTCTTTACCTAGATAGCTTTCTAAATCCATCTTAACTCTCTCCTTTCCATGGTACTAAATGGGTTCTATTTGCTGAATGATGAATCTTAAACCCCTTTACCTCTAAACCTGATCGATAATCAAAGCCTAAGAATGAATCAGTCATAATTTTTTCTTTGTTCATTCGACCGTTTTTATTAGTTTCGACAACCCCAGTACCAGCATACTTATCAAATAGCCCTTGAACATCGACATCATCATTGAAATAGCTTTTACCTGCTTTAGCAGTGCTTTTCATATGAGGCGCTTGTTTTTCAGCGTTTATAACAGATCCGTATCTTCCATCTTTCAGGCGAGATTTAACAAAGTAATGATCTTTCAATTCTTCCCATTCGTTACCCTTATTATACTTGATATTCTGGTACTTATCCAATGTCGAAGGTGTATTCTTATCACCTAATACATTTTTTAAGTTTCTGTATTCAGCATTATCTTTTGCAGCATTTTTTATTTTCTTTTGCTGTAATGCAATTTCTTCGTCAGAATACTTTTCTTTCAGCTTGTTCATCCAATCATTATAAGTTGTTTCGCCTTTTATCGGAATGACTTTGCCGCTAATAGGATCCAAAGCGTTTCTGGGCAATTTCAGCGTGCGTTTGCTATACATTACTGCAATCGTTCGACACCAAGGATGGAACGGCGGATATGTACCACTAGCTCCATTTACAACAGCTTCTGAGACTAAATAAACCTTATGGTCTTTGCCTCGACAAATCTCAGATGTCCGCAAATCCAACACAGCCACTAACATGTACTCTTTTACGCCGTTATCTTGCCACGCTTTGAGTTTTGCTTGGTTAGCCATGTAATTAGCTTCCGTGCGTATCAACCGCCTAGCAACACCAATTGAGCGGTCAAATTCACTAGCTATTGCCTTAGCCATCTCAAACTCAGACATGCCAGTCATTGATTCGACAGTGAACAACTCTTCTAATCTTGCCGCTAAAGCTTCAGTGTCGCCCCACAGCCTTTTAGAATAATTTGATCCATGCCAATGGCTATCAAGTATGTTCTTTGTATACCTGGTAGATAATTCTTTGAACTGATAATCCTTTTTGTTCCATACCTCAATGACAACGCCATTTTTAGCATTCTCTTGTGCCTTACGAATGACTGATTCAGCAGTAGCCTCACGATATGTCTCATGAATAGCATCTACATAAAATTCAGTCTGCTTTTCTAACTGGACATCAGCAACATGTTTAGAAACTAAAAAAGACTTGGCTTTCAAGTCCTCTGCACGAGTGATACGCTCTTTAAACGCTAATGCTTGCAATCGATTCTTGGCCGAGGCTTGCAACTCAGGATTTTTAATCTGCTTGGATAGTTTTCTTAACTCCGCTAACTCTTCAACTGATGTTGTTTGATTCAGTATCCGTTTAGCTTCATCCTCAGATAGTCCAGATCGTTGCTGAGAGCGAGCAAATAGCTTCCTAACCTTTTGGGTTAAGTACGTTTGTGCTTGTCTGTATGCCTTGGTCACAGCTTCCTCGACTTTGATTGCACCGTCATTTATCTTTTGTTCAGCATCGATGTCGCGGCGTTCCCAATAAGCTAGCTTGCGTTTCTTTTGAGCCATTTAATCAGCTCCTTATTTCACCCCACCAGTTAAAATGCTGATAGAAAATTTTAAAGCTTGCTCTTCGTTAAATCCCTCTTCTAAACATTTATCAAACAAATATTTCCCTTGCTTGGCTATATAATCTAAACCTTTTTGCATTTCAAAGAAAGTGGCCTCAAGTGTTTGGTTGTTCTCATTCATCTTCATTAGTTCGTTTAGCTGCTTTTCATTCATCTTCTTTGCCCTCCCCTGGCTCGTTGTCCAATTCCGAATGACTGTCTTCAGCTTGTACACCCAATGCTTTGGCTTGAAGCTTCATGTTTTCCTCTTTTTGCTGATTCAACATTTCAACTACTTCTTGAGGATTGTCAATGTCATCCAACCATCCCAGGCTAATCAACAATGGTATAAACTCTTGTGATTCCTTGATCTGGTTAATGATATCTGAGCGGTTAATCGGCAAGTTAGGTTTGAATTTGATTGTTGTTCCTTCGACATCTACATTGTGACCTTTCACATTCAAGATGTTTTGCAACAATTCCAAACGCTGCATGATGCCATCTTCCAAATATCCGATCTTGATTGACAACACAAGTAGCAATCCAAATAACTTGTATTTCATCGCTTCCCCAGACTGAGTGCCAGCAAAGTTCTCATCATTCAGATTGGGGACATACGTTGTTTTGTGGAAATCATCAAGCAAAGAGTCAGCTAGTGTTTGTACTTGAGTTTCATCAAACGTGTTAGTAGCATACTGGAAATCTCCGCCATCTGATTTGGCTGGCGCTTCGATAGCCATTGTTCCATTAATCTCATCTGGCTTTTCGTCTGGCAGACCAAATCCAAACATGATCATAATCGCTTTGACAAAGTTCTTCTTGTCTTTGATACGATCCGTCTGCAAGACGTTGTAACCATCTATTTGAGACAATTGCTGCTCATAGTCGCCTTGTTTTTCTTCGTTGTTCCTAAACTCAACTACAGGTACATCCTTGTAGTAATGTGGTTTAACTTTAGGATTCGGCGATTTATTGATTAAGCTTGTAGGGTCTAATCGCATCGTTTTAGATAAATAAGTGATCACCCACTTTGGAGTGTAAACTGTTATCTCCCAGAATGTTCTTCTTTTCAAGTCACGCTTCTTGACCATACGAACAGCAAATAGCTTCGTTCGGTCGATAGTATCATCAACCACTAAAAACATACCTCTTGGATCAATCCAAGCAATCTTAGGTATGGTTTCAGGAACATCGTTTCCTTCGGTACCGGGTTTAATAGCAAGGTAATGTAACTCAAGTCCCATGCCCATTGTTGATAAACCTTTTTCTAATTCCTTGTCGTGCTTCTTAATTTTCATCTTTTCTAATGCATCGGTAACAGGTGTAATATCTTTATCCTTTGCTGGTGCATAAGATACAGGAGCGCCGACTGTGAATCCGACCATCATGTCCGTTACATATTTGGCGTTATTTACGAATATTTCGTCCATATCGTGTGGTGTTCGAATCTTCGTTTGCCCAATTTTATGCGGTTTACCTTCGTAGTAATCAAACAACATATCTAGCCGTGGTATTTCTTTCTTATGCTCATCCATGCAGAAATTGATTACTTCCATACTAGGGTTATTAATATCACCAGCTAACTCACGATCAATAGCAATTGCCATTCTTTCACCTTCTTTATTCCATCCATGTAGGACGATTAGTAATTTTAACTTTGTTACTCTTAAAGATAATCGTGTATACGAAGTATCTTACAGCATCCATTGCATGGTCATTTTGCTTTATAGGCTTATCCTCTCCACGATCCATTGCTTTAGAATCCCATATATAAGAACTAAATTCCTTTAGGGTATTCACACAAGAGGAATTAAACGCTATTTTTTCTTCGTTAAGGAGAGTACCAACAAAACGAATGCCATCTAGCACATCATTTTTTGCTTTTCTTATTTTGAAGTTTCGCTTCTTTAATTCGGCAATAAAAGAAGCAGCAGACGGATCCACAATCACTTCTTTAATACGGATGCCTTCGGTAAACTTCTGTAATTCATCAGCAAATTCACTATCGGTCTTTTGTTTCTTGCTATCACGTCCAGAATAATAGAATTCTTTTACGCAATACCAGATGCCATCTTTGCCTTTTTGCCACAACAAAAATACGGTAGCGTTCTGCGTACCGTAGTCAATACTTATATAATTATCGCCAAAAATAAAATCAATTAGTTTATTGTAGACATGCTTTGACTGATCAAACATATCGTAAATAACGCCTTCAGCAACTGTCCACAAACCAAGAATATATCGTTTGTAGAAGACTCCTGAATACATGCTGCGATATCTCTTCTTGATTGATTCATCTAAACTAAGGTTGTCATCCATCGTAAAGTGAAGATACACCAGATTTTTTTCTTTGATCTTGTCAATCCAATTCAGTTTGAACCAATGATATGGGCCATCTGGGTTGCAGTTGAACCAAAACTTTGAACCTTTCTCGGAACAACGTCCAGTCGCTTGGTTTACAAAAGATTCTGGCATAAGCGCTACTTCATCAAAGAACATGCCAGCTAATGTGATACCTTGAATCAAATCTTGAGACCGTTCATCTTTACCACCAAAAACATAGAAGTAATTGGTATTGCCTTTTTTAGTGACTTCCAGCATATTGTCAGCACGATGATCTTTATATCGGTATCCTCGTGATAGAAGCATAAGTTTAAGCCAAAACAGTACATTCCGCCGAAACGAGCCGATTGTTTTGCCTGCCATCCCAAGGTTCTTGCTGTCAAATCTTGACATAGCCCACATGACATAAGATAAACACATTGAAATAGTTTTGCCTGAACGAATAGCACCATCGGCTATGATTCCATCTTTGTCTTTGACAGCGGACTTCTTGGTCCACCATGTAAGAATCATCTTCTGCTTTTTACTGAAAGGTTTGAACTTAAATACTGCCTGTTTTACTCTTCTGGCCATAGTTCTTCACCTTCAGATTCCAAAGCTTCCAGGAAACCATCATCTTCCATGTCAAACTCTTCGCTACCATCTTTATTCTTAGCAATAGCAGCAGTAATCTGCGCTTCTCTTAACCGATCGCCGCCAAGATATTTCATGAGTTCTGACATAGCTTTATGTTTGTCATACAGCTTGACTGAAACGCCGTCTTTGCCTTTCTTCACTTCTTGAATAAGGGAACCATCAACTGAATCCGAATCTTTTAATCGTACAAAAGAAACTGGGCCCTCGCTACCATCACTGAACTGAACTATTTCTTGTCCAAACTCTGTAAAATCAGTGATATCAGAAAAGGCTTGTTTCATATACTCTTGTATCAAATCCTTAGCATCAAGAAAAACATCTTGCTGTAATTCAGCTTTAAGACGATACAATTCTTCTTTTATTACCACATTTGACAACATACGATAACCATGAGAATTTGCTGTTGTGTAATCGCATTGGTAAGCTTTCTGATATGCCTTAGTAGCATTGAAACACTCTAGATAATAAAGACAAAACAGTTTTTGTTGCTCTGTTAGATCATCATTATCTATTACTGGTTGCACCTCTTTTTTGTGTGCAACCTTTTCTTTCTTGGTTGCACCCTTTTTTTCAGGAGGTGCATTCCACTTTCTAGACTTCCAAGATTTAATTGTATTGATAGATACATCATGTTTAGCGGCTATGTCTTTGTACTTCATGCCGTTTTGATAATCTATGTATGCTAACTCCCATTTCTGCACATTAACGCCGCCACCTTTCTATAAATATCTATTTAACCTCGCCACAATATGCGGATCGCTCTTCCATCCACGCCCAATGTATATAAGCCTATGCCGATCGATATACTCGTCACTAAACTGACCATAGCATTCAAGCAATGTGTGCTTAGGCTTCAACTCCGCTTGTCGGATGTTCTTATGATTTAGTATTCCTACTGACAGCTGAATGTAATAGTAATATCTCGGTTTAGATGTCATAAGTCACCCTCAACCTTTCACTATCGTATTCAAACAACTGCAGCACCTTCTTGCCCATGGTCCAACCGTTCTCGATCTCGTAGTTGTCATTCGGCTTAATGGTCCCTAACTGACGATGGATCACACCTTGATAGTCGTTCGTCTGCTGCGTGTGGAAATGTCCTGTGATTATCTCCCTTGTTGTTGCATTACTCCATATATCGCTATACTCAGTAGCAAACAACATCGGCAAATCCTTCCGCTTGCCATACTGCCCGTGAGTAATCATGATCGCCACGTTACCCAACATGAACGCTTGACGGTACTTATTATGGTAATTCACTTTGATGTCTGGATACTTGGCTTCTAGGTATAGGAGAAACATGTATTCCAAATTCTCAGAATGATTACCGCCTGCATGTTCAACAGTCACTAGCTTCGAATGTCTCACACACTCAGTAATCAAAACGTCAAAAAAGGAGCGAGCGCCTTTAATCGCTTGCTCCATGTCCACATCGTCTAACTGTGTGCCAGCCATCGTGACTGACTTTTTAATTTGGCTGCTATGGAATAAATCTCCTAGCTGACCAATAACAATCTGCTTATAGCCTTTTGAGATAACTTCAATCATTCTCGCTAGCTTATCTTGTAAATCCTCTAGCTTAGTGATACCGAAATGCCAATCAGCCAAACCGATGAATAAATTTCTCTCACCCGTCTTGATTGCGGTTAGCTTTACTGGCTCAATCGATTCAGTGAAGGCTGATACATCGAATGCCTTATGTTTTGGCTTAACCACAAACTTCAACTGTTGGTTCCACTTCTGAATTTCAGCAGTTGTTGTGGTCCATTCGTTAGTAGTTACTTGAGATATCTCCCACTCATCTGGATCATATCCCTTATAAAGAAGAATATCTTTTGGCGTCTTACTTCGTTTCTGATAGAATGCCATCTTTACTTCAAACTCGGCTTGAGAGATTGTTCCATCAGGATTATGACGCTCATTTACTTTGATTGAATGGTCACTCGGTTGCTTAACACGCATATTCTTTTCGCTCGGTGGCAACTTCAACCTGGCACGTTTACTTCTAACGCTTGGCCATGAGAACTCTTTGCCGAACTCCTCTGAAAGCATAGGCGCTATCTCTATATTTGTTAGTCCTTCATTTGCCAACTCCGACAATCGTTTGACATGCTGTTCCGTCCATTTAGTTATGTCTGCCACCTCGCTTTTCTGAAAAATAAAAAGCCACTCGCAACGAGTGACTTCGATATGTACGTCCCCGCTTGGGACACATTGCTAAGAGGTGTACGGGGTTCTATCAGTTTTTAGGGATTACTGTGAACCCTATTGGTATAGTCGGACTCGAACCGACAATTTCCGCTTTCTGACGGTTGTTTTACCTTTAAACTATATACCAACTTGAGGGAGCTACCCTCTGCATGCAATGAGATTGTTTATCCAACAAAAGCCCCGGGATAATTCGGTGGTCTGCTTGCCAGGTGCTTACTGTCCAATCTCAATGTCACTGGCAAGGATTTGCACCTTGCATAATACCTACCCTAATTTGAGCTAAGCTCCGCCCTTAACTGGTACCCTTTGGAAGTCTAGTGCGTCTACCTATTCCGCCACAGTGACTATCGCCCACAGAATAATTTTTACGTATCAAAAGGAGGTTGAATGCCGTTGTGCTTGTGGGCGATATCTGATAATACTATTTTACCCCTATTGACAGTGAGACAACTATACGTTTTTGTCTCAAATTAGTTAATTTCACCAATTCTTCTGCCAAAATCGAATAATACTTTTTGACGAATCCGATAAATTGTTGGCTTGCTATACCCATGCTTATCTCCAAAGGATTTCCAGTCCATCCAACTGTCTTCTCCCCAGTACTTGGTTTCAATCAAAACTCTAATATCCGCACTTTGATCGCTCAGAGTTTCCTTCACAGCTTTCTTCCACAGTTCTCGATTCATAATGTATGGATCGGACATTTCTTTTATTACTTGCGACTCAATCGGATTGCTCATGATATTACTTCGACCGCCACCGATATTTTCATCGACTTCTCGAAGCTTCAGCTCCTCTTTTCGAATAGCAATCTCTTTGTTATATGCATGGTAGTTAGCAAACTTTCTATCTAGCTCATTAATTAATGAATCATTCTTACTCAATCACTTGCCCTCCTTGTTTGTGTACATATTTTTTACGTTTAAATAAACATCATCACAATCCAACCAATGAGTATAAACATTAAATTGATTGATAAAACTCTTATAAAGCTGCTCAAAATCGTTTCATTATCATTGTTGGGTTGTTTCTGCATAACGATAAAGCTCACTACCACGTCTAATCCTGTTGCTTGTCCCCAAGTTAAAAGAGGCAGCCCGAACGTTTGAGGGATAACCCCATTCCAAAGGAACATAACCACATATCCTCCAAATGCAATCGAAAATCCTAAAACTAAAAACGCTCCAATCATTTTCAAAAACGCTACAGCAGCTTCGCCTAATACATCTTTTTCTTCATTCATTAAATTTTCTCCCATTCATTTGTTTTTTGACTGTCCTCAAACTTTTCTTTGGCAATGTCTTGCTTCTCATTTTCATCTAATTCTTTACCGAAAATCACACTTGCAAATATCGCCGCTATTACAGCTACAAATATCAAAACCGCTTCTGTCATTTTCTTACCTTCTCAATTTCCCGCTCTAGCCATTCATCATTAGTTGCTAGCAATGCACCTTCTTTGGAGTAATATTCATTGATCAATCTTGCTGGATTTTCTTCGGTTCCCTCACCTTCGAACGAAACGACATGAATAACTTCCATCATTTTAACTTCACGAACATGATTTGATCTCTTAGGTAGTACCATTTTCATCCCCCTGCTTCCATCGCATCCCTGACCAACGGATCATTGATAATAATCTTGTACTTCATCTGCTCATACTGCAGCTGCTGTTCTAGCTTCGCTATCTGCTGTTGCTGGTTGATTATCGTATAGGATAGCCAACTTAGACCTGCGATTGTCAGCAGTATTGATACAATAGCTAGTACTGTATAGTGATTAACTTTCATCGGCATCTACCGGCACTGCAAAAGCCCAATATCGTTTATCAATTTCTTTGATTTCAGCTTCTTTGAACCACTGATTGCGATAACCTTCGTTTTCGGATTCATGGACAACATCATAGGATTTTTCACCTAGTTCCATTAACAAATATCGTCCGTCGTCATCTTCGAGAAATACAACTTCATAAAGTTGTGTACTTTTCCTTATCAAATCCAGAACTTGGCGTTTACACTCAAGAAAACCATGTTCCCATTCTTTAGGTTCTGCACTATTGAAACCATCTAAACCACTGATTTGGTTAGTTATTTCCTGTATTTTCATTTTTCTTCCTCCAAAAGTTCTGGGTTCTCGTAGATGTTTCCGATAATTAGATAGCCATCGCGATACAAAATGTTAGATTGGCAAAATATAAGATCTAAAAATTGCCAGAAAAACCGTCCATCTGCATAAGCAATTTCGTGCATACTTCTTCGGTGGGCGTATTTTTTTGGTGCATCATAAACTAAAATATCCCCCTCGAAAATCTCCACACCCTTTTTGTCTTTTAAGCCAGTGGATTGCCCAAGCGTTTCAGGCACTATTTCAATTAAATATTCATGTAGTCTTTCTGGCGGATAGGCTACTTTGTCTGTCAAAAGAATAGGAATCATGTGGACCACGTTGCAAAAGCTATTTGGAATCGGAACTCCTACAACCCACTCTCCATTGTCTTTTCTTTTACCTCTAAATTTTGGTATCATTTTATCCCTCCTGTTTGCTATCGCTGACGATTGCGGAATTAAAACCGTTTTTAGCCCCCCTAAAAAAGCATAGCTTTATGTTCGGTTTCATTTATTCGTGCGAACATAATGCTTTTTACGCTAATCCCATATTCATCACATATCGTAATTTCTCTTAGTTGCTCGTCAGGTATTGAATTTAGTAAATCTCTTAACTCAATTGCAACGGATTTATCCATTACGAATGATTCAGCCGTGAATTCTAACAGATTTGCTAATTCTTCATGGTTATTATTTTGAATTTCATTCGAATTTGAAATATCCACAATACGATTAACTAAGTCTTTATGTTTTTTTGGCAAATTAAATTCTTTAGAATTAAGATTATAGTATCTAGAAACATATCCGTTGAACCAATCGACAATGGTTAACATTTCGTCATTTGATAAAAAAATCGGTTTCCTATTTTCTACATCCATCACTCTTCCTCCTGTTCCAAAGCCCATTTCATGAATGAATTGATAACTTGAACTTCTTGATCTGGTGATAACGATTCAAGAGCTTCTTCTGTTTTTGGGTCTTCATAAACATAAGTTATCCGCTCTAGAGCCTCGAAAACACTATCGCCATCACAACGACCTGTTTTGAGCCACCCCAGTACTTGCTGCTGATTCTCGTTGAGTTGCGGTTGACTGCCGTATTCTCGGATGTGCCTAATAGCATTTTTTAGATAAACTTCTTCGGTATTTCGATCTTTATTCCCAATCAACACTCGACCAATTTCTTCAATTGCTGCATCTAATAACTCACTCACATTCATTCCTCGCTTTCTGCTATTTCCACTTCTTCTGCTGAAAGAAAACTAGCAAGACAATTTGCATCACAAAACATATTGTCAGTTCCATCTTCAAACTGGAAAAACTTAGCTATCATAAAATTGTCTCTAACCGTTAAATATGATTGATTAGTCCATGCTCCATCATTGAACAATGCGTTGCCACAATTAGCACAGGTGGAACTTTCTTTCTCAAAATTCGGATATACCATAATCTTTTTCCTTTCTGCTATTTCATCAAGTTGCAAAAATCACCTGTTTTTTGTAATTTGGTTGCAACGACACTTTCTGCTATTTCGTCGGATAACTGACTTGGTAAAATATGTTACAATACCTAAAAGGAGGTATTGCTTTGGGAACTTTTTTAGCTTTTATTTGGTATATTTTTATAGGATTTATGCTTTATGGAATCATCAGATTGGCAGTTAAACACGGAATTTCCGATTCCAAAAAAAATAATTTATGATTCTGTTGCTACTCTTTTAGGGTAGTTTTTTTATTTCCACAATTTTGGTGTATAGTGGAATCATCTACTATCCTTTTTAAAGCATTGAATGCAAACATAAGAATTATCAATCTTTCGCAGTTGCCCTCCACAATTACACTTAGAGCATCTAATTATTCTATCTTCCCGATAGTTTGTACCGCTAATGGTGTCTAACTGCTTTGATAATTGCATCATTTCAGATAGATTTATACTTTTTGCGCCAGAGCCAATAACAGCAATTCGTTCATCTTTCATAACTTCCTCCAATTCCGTTATTTCTGTCACTATCGTACTTAATCATGACCTTCTGAAACATCACGTCCACACATAGGACAAAAATTAATTAAAACCATATCATCATCATTGTTCCCTCTAATATCTAGACAACCATTTAGACCATCAATTCTGGTGTCAATTTGACTGAAATCAGTTTTAAGTGATTCACCATAACAAGTGCCTTCTTTTGGTGTGCAGTACTTACATTCTTTCAAGTTAGCTTCCTCCATTCCTTAATTTCTTCCGATTCTTAACTAACAAATTTTTGATGCGACAACTTGAGTTCCTCGTCGCCGATCATCGAATATTTCAGCGTTGTATCGATTGACTCATGGCCCAAGAAGTTCATCACCAATTCGATCGGCATCCCGTGCCTTCTTGCCAAGGTGGCTGCAGTACGTCTGAATCTATGCGGATGGACATTTGCCACTCCTGCTCGTTCACCTAAACGCTTAACAAGCTTCTGAACTCCTGCTGATGTCATTTCCTTGCCTACTGTTTGTCCGAAGAATAATGGCCCAGTGATATGTGGCACGTCTTTCAGATAATGATTTAACGCAATCTTCGCTTTTGCATTCAGGTATAGCGTTCGCTGCTTATTGCCTTTACCGATCACCGTGATTGAGTCATTTTCTTGATCGTAATCCCGAAAATTGAGTGAAACTAATTCCGAAACCCTACAACCTGTGCTAAGCAATAACTCAATCACTAAAGCTTCTTTGGAATTTGCTGTTGCTGATCGCAACTTTTCAACTTCTAGTTCGCTGAATTCCTGTTTCCTACGTTTGGGTACTTTGATGGCTTCTACTCTTGTCCCAGGATCTTTTGCAATATATTCTTCGATGCATAACCACTTAAAGAATCGGACAATACAACCTCGTTCTCTTGCAAGAGTCCCTTTGCTCACGTTATCTATCATTTCTCTATTCGCAATATACAAACGAATATCGTTTGTAGTAACTTCTTTAAATGGCTTCCTAACGCTTCTCATAAAGAGATTGATTGTCTGCATATAAAGATTCAAGGTTCCGCTTGAAAGCCCCTGTATCTTCTTGGAAACGAAGAATTGCTTATATGCTGCAATATCAGATGTTTCATCGTAAATTACGACTTCATTTTTCTGTTCAGCAATTAGATATTTTGAACACTCAATTGTTAAAACATCTTTTAGCCGTCTCAGTTGATCTCCGCTTAAATGGTCCTGTAGTTCAAGTAAAGTTTTGTTAATCAATTTATCGCTCAATGGATTCACTCCATTTCTTTAGCTATCGAATAGGCTTGATTGCCAGCGGTTCATCATAAATCGGATTATTGACAATATCTTTCTTAATCCCTTTATGAAAGTCAGGAAACTTTTTGTGTAACTCTCTCATGCAGTCAATCTTTTCTCCTGTTGCATATACGGTGCCTGATTTCATACCGTAAACTTTAACTTTCATCTTTACTCCTCCGCTCCATTTCCTCGGCTAGCCATTCTTGTTGCTTAATCAATCTCTCCACATGGCTGTCGATCACTTTCTTTCTCCATACTAGGTCCTTATCCGACATGTTTCTTATTTGGATTTGTGTTGGCGTCATCTGCTCACCTCTCAAAATGGTAAGTCGTCATCGCTGATATCAATTGACGAGTTTCCAAATGACTCTGCCGTTGCGCTGTTTGTGTTTTGTTGGTTGCGAGTGTAATTATTCGTTTGACTATTTGAAACGCCGCTACCTTGTGTATTTTGGCTAGAATCGGCTTTCTTGCTTTCTAACAACTGGAAGTTGTCCGCAATCACTTCGGTGACATAGACTTTTTGTCCTTGTTGGTTATCGTAAGAACGAGTTTGAATCCGCCCCGTTACTCCGATCAACACGCCTTTTTTCGCATAGTTCGCTAATGTTTCAGCTGGCTTTCTCCAAATAACACAACTGATGAAGTCCGCTTCTCGCTCTCCGCTCTGATTCGTAAAGTTGCGATTCACAGCTAATGTGAAGGTGGCAACTGCGGTTCCGTTGCCTGTGTATTTCAAATCCGGATCTTTCGTTAGTCTTCCGACCAAAGTTAAATTGTTTATCATTTTGCTTCCTCCAGTACAATTTCAATTCTTGGGCAATCCTTATCCACTTCAAACCGATGCTCAAAGTTGGCTACCTCACCCCAACCATCATTTGCGATCACTCTCGCTTCAATCATTCCGTCCAAGATAAACTTGATCCCGAATGCCACGTTGTCTTTATCCTTGCGCTTATTTTTGCAGTACCAAGTGATTTTCAAGTTGATTGGCGTTGTCACTCTCAGCCCTGCCGCTTTCGCCATCAAGAATGCATAGCAACATTTTTCCGTATTCTCCTTTTTCAACTTGGCTCCTGCATATCGGTTTGTCCGTTGGCTATTGATGAATTTGTTCAGGTCTGTCATCTCGCCTGGTATCGTAATCACCATATTTTCCTTAGATTGCATCTCGTTTATCCAACAGGTCTAACGTTATAACCGCTATATCCCTTTCTGTTAGCTTTAGCTCATGCGCAACCTCGGTCGGCTTCATTCCTGAATCTAATAAAGCCGCTGCCTTTGCTAACGTTCTTTTTGGAAAATCAAAGCGCCATCCATCTAAACAAATAACTTTTTCCATATTACTTACCTCCATTTTTTAGGTTGACGTAAAGTTGTTGAGCTTCCGACCAAAGTTCATCTGTAGTGGCTTTGAGAAAGGTTTTTTCGAAATGGTTACTCTTAACAAGTCTTTCACTTATTAGGTAATGGCGGTATACAAGCATAAACGTTCTAAATTTTGCTTCTGCACCTTTCGCTTCGGTATCTCCTGTTTCTTTGACGTAACCAGTCATCGACTCAAGAGGAAATCTCATAAGTTCTTGTTGATCACGGGGGAGCAGACTGTAAATAAGTTTTACTGGCTTACTAAAATCCTTCTTCGTCTCCGACATCTTCTAAAAACCCCCTTAAATCCTCTTCTGTGACATTCGGTTTATTCCTTGTGTAATTAGTTGGTTCCTTTGCCCAATCTGGCAACGTTTCGCGTCTAGCCTTTTGAGGAGAAGAAGTTTTCGGCGCTAAATCATATTGATCCTTATAGCGCTCATCTCTAATCCATCTAAAAAACTCTTGGGGATGATACCAATCATTCAAATTTATATAAGCCAAGTAATTTGAAAAACCAGTCTCAAATTGGTCAAGTAAATTCTGATTTGTTATCTTCTTTTTGAACTGTTCTTTGGCTTTTTTCTTTTGAGTCTTTTTCGGATACCTTTCCCAAAACTTCTCAAAACTGTCTATATACAATTCAGTACTTGGTATCTGTAAGTCATTAGTAAAAGAATAAGTACTTAGTAGCTTCCGATTTTCTACTTCTTGGTTTTCTACTTCTTGGTTTTCTACTTCTTGGTTTTCTACTTCTTGAAAATCGGTAAGTGGTGAACTTGTTGTTAAATCAACGTTTTCTCTAATTTCAGTTCGCCATTCGATGATTTTTCCTGACTCGTTTCTAACCGGAAACCTACGCACATATCCTTTTTCAGTTAATTCAGTCCATCCACTTCTAAAACTTGCTTTCTTATCGGTAGCATGTTCAATCAATTCTTCTAAATAAATTACCCAATCATCCGGAAGACTAAGGACGTAACACATGATTCCTTTTGCTTTCCAACTGATATCTTTTCGCCTAAGAATTTCGTTATGGATAATTGAGTAGTTGTTCGTTTTAGACTGGCGGAATATTTGCGTTCTTACTTCTGCCACGTTATCCCTCCTCTAAATCAATTGTCACTATATACTGGATTTGTTTTACTGGCTTCTGATCAACTAGTTTGGTTTTTGTAACTTTTTCAAGGTTTGCAGATATACCTTTTCCGTTAGTAGCCAAAAAGGCATATGTCATAACTTCAAGAAAAAGCTTGTTGTTTGGTGATAGCTTACGGTGCAAAGCGCTATATTTACTGGCTATTTCTAATGATTTTTCACGCAATATGTTGCCCCTCCTCTATTGCTTTCTTGAACAGCTCTTCTGTTTCGTACTTTTCATCAAAGCGCATTATTTGAGCGTTATTCATAATGCCGATCTTGATTAAAGCTTCTTTATCCAAATAAACCGGCTTGATTTGGTATCTCTTTAGAAATTCCTCTTGCCCAAGTTGGTGAGCAATATTGTGTGTTTTCCAATCCAAAGCCACGAATGGAAATAGCCGATGGTCAACGTTATTTCTATGCCGATTACCAACTGCGGTGACATGATGTATTTGCGCTCCTGGTCTACCAGAAACTGCGCATTTTCGATACTTGCAGCAATAGTAGAAAAAGCTATCATGTTCTAGTAGATATGAGTATCTTTGATTGAGTTGAACCCCTTCTCGTATGACAAATTGAATGAGTTTCGTTATCCAAATATTGCCTTCGTTCATACTTGCTACGGCGTGCGAGAAAGGTTCGTCTTCTGTGTACGTATAATCGTATTTGAGCATTTCTTCTACGTGTTCTGGATCATCAACATACCAATTAGCTATGTCTCGAATTAAAGCGTGAGAAAGCTTATTCTGCTTTGCTGAGAGCGGCTCATTATCTATGATTTTTACTTTGACCAGATTTTCTTTCTCTCGAGCCATCATTTTTAGGTATTCGGCATTTATTTCCTCTTCAAATTCGATAGTCAATTTTTTACCCTTGTGACCAACTACTTTCCCTAGATGGAACATTTACATCACTTCCACTTTTATTCTTTCTTTAGTGATAAACTTATTTAATGCCGATAGTTGGTCATGTGTGCCTGTCAATCGAAGTTTAACTGTCTTGAACGCTTCAATTTCTTGACGCTGCAATTCAGGTGAATCTTTTAAAATCTCACCTGTTTCTTGATCAATAACGTTATTGTCAATTTGTCGCTCTTTAAGTTCTTTCATTGCTTTTTCGTATTCATCTTGAGCTTGTTGTTCCCTGAGCTCACGCTCTTCTCTTTCCCGTTTAGCAATCACAGTTGCATCAATTTGTTTCATCAAGTCGGATGCGAATAATCCATTCTCTATTTGGGCTACCCACGATTCTGGTTCAAGACCTACTGCTTTAGCGTAGTTGCCAATGATAGCTTTATCGTTTTCAATCCGTTTGTTTTCTGCAGCGATTTGTTTCATTTGGAATGTGATTTCTTCGAGTGTTTTCTTGTTTAGCTCACCTTTAGTAGTGAAATTTCCTTTGTTAAGCCAAGCTTGTTTGATATCTAAAGCACCTGGATCAACTTCATAGTTAGGCGCGATTTCTTCGATCGTGGCTTTCAGTTTTTCAAACCGTTTATTCTTTTCTGATTCTTCAAAAGAGGAAATACTTTCGTTAATACCTTCGCTTACAAGCTTGATTCGGCTCGTATATCCATTGATTTTCTCCTCAAACTTTTCTAGTGGCTGGTTGTATTCTTTCTTGACTGACTTTCGTTGTTCATCCAAAAGCTTAGCCACTTTGTTTAAATCAGCTTTAGCCTTCTTAGCTTCTGGGATATTGTCATCAGTAAAAACCAATGTTTGATAGTGCTTGACAGTTGCATCAACTAGCTTTTTCAGTTCAGCTTCGTTGTTAATTGTGATTTCGCTTGGTTTGAAATCTACATTGAATTCAATTTGAGTAGTTAAATCGTTTGTCACTGTGCATTCCCCCAGTTGATATCATTTTGCTTTTGTTCCGCAGCCTTGCTTTCTTGTGCGTTCTTCTCGTAACCTTGTTTCCATTTGATTAATTTAGCCATCGCACTGTTGTATAGATTAGCTGGCAATTGGTCCAATGCAGGAATATTAGCCGTTTCTGCTAACTTGTTTTGGATTATTGATAGTTCAGCGCCAGCTAGTTCCGCTACTCTTCTAGCTTCGTCATTCAGTTTAGCTAGCTGTTTGCCATCAATTAGTTTTGGTGGTTGTTTAGACTCCTGTTTCTTTTGGAACGAATCCGGATCGTCTTTGTCAGTGGCAATATTGAAAAATTTCAGCAAGAAGTATTTCTCGCCGTAGGTTAAGGCTTTACCTACTCCTTTTTCCCCAGCTATATCAACACCTTGTGCGTACCAAGCGCTATCGACAAAATCTTCTTTATCATCGATGTTCTGCCATCGCATATTCATTTCTAATTCAGTGAGGTAAGTAACCCTTTCTTTTTGCCCGCCCTTAGCCTCAACGATTTCAACTCTTTCGTTTAGTTTATGATTCGTAATTGAAGGAATTAAGATGAGCCCTGCATCGTTTATTGCGTTGTGTAAAGCTCCTAACACATCACTTGAGCCAACATACTGAAACTGACTACCCGACTTCTCTTTCTTCAAATAGGAGATAGTCTTTCTGACTTCTGACAGGCGCTGAAATACATTTTTGCCGCTCATTTATAAAACCTCCTTCAATTTCTCGATTACTTGCTCTAACCCCTGAATCAGTTCTTCTCGATCGAACTCCGCTGATTCTTCAATAGTTTCAAATTGTGTACGGATAACCTCGTTGTCGCTGTCTTGATAAACACCTACTCGATCGTTCTTCTTATCAATATCGAAAACGATTGATCCATAAGGTTTGTATCCGTCAATTAGATGAATACGCCCGATTGTGTCGATTGCTATTCTCATGGTATAATCTCCTTAGATGAATTTTTGTTAAGACTCTATGCTTGCCGGCCGGAGTCTTTTTTTACGTCCATTTTCGCTTGCACTTCATAGTAAATTTCTTTCCAGTCTAGTGTGCGATAGTATAGATCAAGCACTTCCACTCTAGTCATTTCTTCACCGTCCTTGATCGTAATTCAAATACTGCATCGTCATAGATCATTAGCAGTAACATTGCGACACAAGGGAATCCGATGACTAGCCACGTTGGTGGTTCTGATGAAATCAATGCTCCCAATGCGAAGATGACAAGAATAAATGTTGTGCGTCTGATCCAGTAGATTTTCTTCATGCTGACTCCTCCTTTAAGTAACGATCGATCAAAGCAAGGGCTTCTTTTTTTGTTGAGACGGTATGCTGCATTGTCGATCCGTTTGTTTCTATTGAGATAGTGATTTTCATGCGGTTCCTCCTTTGATATAATTGTTAAAAACTGGTGGTGCTGAAATGAAATTTAGCAAGGTGTTTTCTTATTCTTTTTTTGTTTTCTCGACTGTAGCAGTTACATTATTCAGTCTAGATTTACTTTTTAAACTTATGAAATATTTAAATGGATATATTCTAGATGAGAGTATATTGGCTAATTTAAACTCGATAGACTATTTTTTATTTTTTAAAATTTTTTCAGTTGTCTTCATCATTTCTGTGGCATTAATTAGTGGTGTTCAAGTTTTGCTTACAATTTCAGAATATGAAGAAAAGAGATCAGACAATATTCTCTTTGTTTTAATCAAGCTATCAACTTCAGCAAGTTTGGTAATCCCGATGATTATTTGCTTAACATCGGAACAGTTTAGTGTTGCCACTTCATTTTTGGCTTTTATCGCTCTTTTTAGTTTTATACTTCCTAAAGAATTCACCGATAAGGTCCGAGATAAGGTTCAAAACTAAAAATGTTATTACTCCGATTCCTGGAAGAGCAACCGAAAACATTAAAGCGATAAAATGATTCACCCTAGCCCCTCCTTCCGTGTGGGGTTATTTTTAATCCAACAGATCCATTTGAGGATAGTAACCCTCTGCAGTTAATAAGTTGTAAATGAAGACACGACCTTTTTGCGTCCATTTAGTATTCATTACAACTTTTACACCGCCATCAGCTTTGGGAATTTCGCTTGTGTGCGATTTTGTGTATCCTTGGTTCATATGTTTGCGATACAGAATCCATTGACCACTGACTTTATGTTGAACACCTAACTCATTAAGCAGTTTATTCAGTGCGATTGCCGACATTCCATAATCAGCTGCGATTTGAGACGTTGCTACTGTATCAGTTGATGAAAGGATCATATCTAGGTAACTGATTTTCGGTTCATATTCAGCAATCTGCTGTTCGAGTAGTTGATTCTTTTCTTCTAGGTCAGCCGCTAGTCGCAATGCTTGAGCGAAACTTTGAGGGACGTTTGTATAGCTACCTGTTTTTCTGATTGTTGGAAGGACTTCACTCGTTACCCAACGTTTGAACTTTCTTGCATTTGGTAGCTTGGATTTAAGTATTAAGCTGTATAGCCCCGATTCATTTATTAGCATTAATGCTGTTCCATTAACGGTGAACGATTCGTTCTGCGTTTTATCTTCCTCATCTACATGATCTCTAATTGCTTTTGGCGTATTTGAATAACCCAAAACACTTGCAACGTCTTTACCAACAAAATACGGCTCATCATTCACTAAAAATGCTCGAACTTCGTTTTTTTCGAAATTGAAAATTTGCGGTGTGCTCATTTTGCTTCCTCCTCTTTATGCTACCTCTGAAGGTTTCAACTTTTTTGATCTATAACGGTTAGCTTCTTTCCATTTCAAATACCAAAGGAATGTTCCAAGGTGAATCCAAGTTACGCTATGGGTTGGTTTTAAAACTCCTTCTTTGAATTCAGGAATACTCTCCATCTCTTTTTGATACGTATTTAAAGTAGTACGAGATAACCCATTGAAACGAATCATTAAATCCTCACGCCTATCCCATTCAGAAATCGAAGTCTTATCCGTAGCCATTTTGATTAATTCCGGAATAGTTGGTTTTTTCATATTTACATTCCTTTCTAATGTGAATTCTTAAGTTGTTCTAGAGCTGTTTCGATTGGTTTTATTTGTTTATCCGGTTTACGTCGACCATTCATAATGTCAGACATATATGTTTTCGAAATTCCAATTGTCTCAGCAAGCCAATTTTGTGTTTTATCGTACCGTGCTAACTCAACCCTAACTTTAACGATGAAATCTTTAGACATACCCACACCTCCCTTTTTTAATAAAGCGAACAAAATACGCTAAAATAGTTGACATCCATCCCAAAGTTTTATAATATTGATTTATGGTTAATAAACAGACGGAATAATACCTATATATTAAACATTCTTAGTTTCCCGACCTCGATTGTTTTTAATAAATATAAGTGTCTTTCTGTATTTATTAGCGTATTTAATTTGCTTATGAGCTAATATTATCCCATAACTTTATAATTGTAAAGTGTTTTTTATTATACTTTGGGAAAAATAACTCATTTGCAAGAAGGATGGTTGAAAATGAGTTTATTTGAAAGGGTTTCAGAACTTGCAAAAAAACAGGGTAAAAGTTTAAATCGAGTTGCAGAAGATAATGGATTATCTAAAAATGCTATCTATCAGTGGAGAACGAGTAGTCCAAAAGCTGAGACTTTAGAGCTTATTGCAAACTACTTTCACGTATCGACAGATTACCTTTTAGGAAGGACAGACAACCCACACATGGGAATGTCCGAAAAACAAAAAGAAATGACCATAGAAGAAGCTTTGAAATCTGTTATGAGTTATAACGGTAAAGAAGTTTCGGAAAATGACCGTCAAGTTTTAGAGAGGATTGCAAAAGCATACTTGGACGGAAAAATATAAGAGGGTGTTTGTTTGGATGCTCAGATTTTAGAAATTGTTGAAAAGTTAAACATAACAATAGTTTATGATGAATTTTTGGAAGATCATGGGAAATATCTACCAATTGTAAATATAATTG